GTGGCCCAAGAAACTATAGCAGGGCTATTGTACTCAATGCCGTTGGTTCTCGACGAATTGCAGTCTGTTAGTAGTCGAAAATCGTTCGATAAAATGATTTACGAATTAACTGAAGGAACTGGAAGAGCAAGAGGAAACATATCCGGAGGATTGCGCGAGACATTAACTTGGAAAAACTGCATATTATCATCCGGTGAACAGCCAATTACCAAAACGCTATCAGGTGGCGGTGCAAAGAACAGAATTATTGAAATTGAATGCGATGCAAAACTATTTAATGATCCTATAGGAATGTGTGAGATATTACAGAATAATTACGGTCAAGCAGGCAAGCTGTTGATTGAAAAATTAACAGGTGAGGTAATCGAACAAGCTAGATTGATTAAACAAGAAATATACAAAGATTTGATTGAAGACGGTTTCACGGAGAAGCAGACGATGGCAGCTAGCTTAATAATGACCGCTGATATAATAGTAGGTCATTTACTGTTTGATGATTTAGGCAGCCTAAAGAAAGAGGATATATCAGCCTATATGCTTCGAGCGGATGAGGTATCAAAAGAGGTTAAATCATATGAGTGGTTACGGGGTTGGCTAGCACAAAACGGCAATAAGTTCAAAGAAAACGAATGGACAGAATGTTATGGCAAGGAAGTTACTGGAGGGATTGCGATTATATCAACGGTACTCCGTGAGGCATGCGAGAATGAAGATATTGCACTTGAAGTATTGACATCTTACCTAAAAAAGATGGGTAAATTAAAGGTGAGCAGTAATGGGAAAAAGTCGAGAGCAATCCGAATAGATGGCAGGAGTACGAAATGTTATGTTATTTTAGACGAGTTTGAAGATGATTAGTCTAAAATTTGTAACCCAGTGTAACCCCAAAAAATAGGGTAGGGGTTACAGCTAAAACCGTTGGTAATAAAGGGACACAGACTATAAATGTATAAATGTAACCTGTAACCTGTATATAGTATATACGTAGTGAAAACTTTTTTTCTTACTTACGTTATAAATATTATTAATATATATATATGTATATACTAAAATTTTGGGGTTACAAATCACTAAAAAAGCGATGAATACTAAGAGCCTCAAGGGGTACAGGTGTAACCACAGCCTCTAAAAAGGGGTTACAAACCGGTTACAAACTGCCAAATGTAACCACAAAACAGCAAATTTACTATAAAAACTGAAATGGAGAACAAAGAAATGACACCAACCGCAACAAAAGGTTATGAATATTATAGAAAAGCACTGGTACGGGAAATAACAAATAACATGTTTGGCGATGAAGCTCTAGAAATTAAGTCTGTCGGTTTCAGATATGATGAAAATAGTTCGTTCCAGGAGCTGTTACTTATTCAGAAAATAAAATCAACACACTATATCAATATTACTGGATTGAACCGGGCCCAAATCTATAAAGAAATGAGTAAGGCAATTCATGGTAAAAAAGCAGAGAATGCGCTGCATGTTGAAGATTTGAAAATATTGAACAGGGAAATTGAATATAAAAAGAGGAGAATATGTAAATGAGAATAGGTAGAATATGTGACATAGCCAAATATTATGGATATGCACATCAGGTAAGTCATATGGTACAGGAACCAGCTGAATTGATAGTGGCTATCACTAAAGAAAATAGATTAAATATAATCGATGAAGTGGCGGATACTTTGATAATGATTGTACAGCTAATGTATTTTAAACGAATAAGTGCTGCCGAAATACTTAAAAGGATAGATTACAAAATAGACAGACAAGAAAAGAAAATAAACAGTGAAAAATCCGGAGGGTAAGATGAAAATCAAAACAGAAGAATTATTAAATAAGTTGTGGCGAATAAGTTATGACGGAGTCTTAATAGATCTAATTCTATTGGTAGGACTGTGGCTTTATATAATGCATTGGTTATATAGATAGGAGGATATAGATGAATAGAAAACAGGTGAATAAAAAGAAAAACAGAAATGCAAGAATAAGAAGGACTGCTTTTATAGAAGGACGGAGACTTGGTCAAAAGGAAGCCTGCGATGAGATCCTTAATAGACAGAAAAAATTAAATGAAGCAGCATGCGAGATTGAATCAGAGATATTTAGCTAAAGGGAGGATGTGATAATATGCAAAGGGAACAAGCAAAAGCAATAGAATATTTAATGTCCGCAGTATCTAGTGACTCAGAAGTGGAACGGCTATTAGATGAATGCAGAAGACTAGAAAACCTTGCTGAGTGTTGTGGAGCTATGCAGTTAACAGATAAAGTGATGACATCTCCTAGCCCAGATAAAATGGAGAGAGCTGTGATTGAACTGGATGAAACAAAAGAAAAACTATATGATAAGTTGAATGAAGATAATCAAATTAGGAATAATGCCTTGGCAAAACTGATGACATTGGATGACCCGGCGGACAGAGAAATATTGTATAGACATTATTTTCAAAATGAGGCACTGACAGATATTACAAAGAAAATTGGTTATCAATATTCCACAGTGGTAAAAAAACATAATAGAGCTTTAAGAAAGCTATCCAAGAAAATTTATTAAAATCAAAAGAGTGCATACAAATGCATATAGAGATGGAGTAATATATAGATATAAGAGTAGGGGAACGACATGCTCCTACGAATATACTCCTTTTTAACAAATATATTTCTACAGTGAAACAGCCCAGTGTACAGGGCTGTTTTGTTTTGTATAGAAAAGGAAATCACAAGAGACAGGAGGTGTCTGAATGGCTAGAATGACGGAAAAGCAGAAAAGATTCTGCGACGAATATTTGACAGACCTGAATGCTACTCAGGCAGCTATCAGGGCGAGATATAGTAAAAAATCAGCTAGAGCTATAGGAATTGAAAACTTAACAAAACCAGCTATCAAAGAATATATCAATAAACGGATGAAAGAAAAAGAAGAGTCACTAATTGCAAAGCAGGATGAAGTGATGCAGTACTTAACTGCGGTAATGAGACGAGAAAAAGAGGATTCAGTAGTAGTTACACTAAGCAAAGAAAAATCCGGTTATATTCCAGATGAACGAGGTTCGATGCGAAAAGAAACGATTAAGTTTGAAGAACCACAGATAGTAAAAATACCTGCACAATTGAAAGATTCTAACAAGGCAGCTGAACTCTTGGGTAAAGCACATGGAATATTTACGGAGAATCTAAATATTGATGCTGATATGGATTTGAACATATCAATTGATTATGGGAATGATCCTGAATAAGAAAGGAAGTTATTTTCAATGGAGTTTGCAAATGAATATTGGAAAGAAATCGCAGGATATAGCGGAAGGTACCAGGTAAGTAACTATGGCAGAATACGGAACACGGTTACTAACAAATACATGAAACCACAAATCAAAAAAACTGGTTATTATCAAATAAATCTTATGAAAGAGAATAAAGAAATTATCACAGAAAGAGTTCACAGGATTGTGGCTCTTTATTTTTGCCCTAAAAAAGAAGGATGCAATGTCGTTAATCACATTGATTCAAATAAAGCTAATAATTACTATAAAAATCTTGAATGGACAACAATCAGTGGAAACACAAAACACTGCTTTGAACATAATGAAAAATTCAAGAACCAAGTATTGAACAATTCAAAAAAAGGCAGTGCAAAAAGAATTTATACAGTTCAAGTATTCAACTTAAACAATAAGTGTATTGGAATTTTCAATGGTTATAAAGAAGCAGCAAAAGCATTGGGCGTTAATGAAAAAACAGTAAGAAATATTATCCAGAATAAATTTCATACAAATAGAAATGGATATACAATCAATGTTATTGCAAAAGGGGGTGATGCCATATGAACATTTCAATCAATATGAATAAGTGTTTCAAATCAGTAGACCAGAGCGATAAAAGATATATTGTAATGAAAGGTTCTGCCTGACTGGATCGGGTAAATCAGTTGACACTGCACAAAATTATATAATAAGGCTCATGAAGGATAAAGGTAGAAATTTAGTTTGCATTAGAAAATCAGATATCACAAATAGAGACAGCACATATGCAGAATTGACAGGTGCATTAAATAGAATGTTTGGAGGGAGAGCTGATAGATATTGGAAAACAAATAGAAGCCCATTATCTCTAACCTGTAAAATCAATGGCAATATGATTATTTTTAGAGGAATGAACGATGATAAACAGCGAGAGAAAATCAAATCAATAACATTCCCTAAAGGAAAATTAACTGATGTATGGATTGAAGAGGCTACCGAAATAACGCAAGCTGATTTTGAAATAATAGATGACAGGCTTAGAGGTGAACTACCAGAAGGACAGTTTTATCAAATTCGATGCACGTTTAACCCGGTTAATAAGAATCACTGGATAAAGCGTGTCTTTTTTGATAACAAAGACGCAGATGTAATTACACACCATTCAACATATATAGGTAACCGGTTCATAGATGAAGCTTATGCACGAAGAATGATGAGACGTAAAAAAGTAGATCCAGAGGGTTATCGTAT